AAAATTATTACATCTGGAAATGGATTAAATGCATATAATAGTTTTGTTCTAGGAAATACTTTTAGTCAAGATCAAACTAATGCTTCTGGCAATTTAGTTGCTGTTGGTTCATCTATAATGGGAACTTTGACCGTATCTAATCCTGGAATAGGATACACTCCTTCATCAGGATCAAACACTAGAACATTAGATCTTGTAACTATATCAGGTAATGGTAGTGGTGCCCAAGCAGATGTTTCATTTACTGATGGATCTGCCACTGCTGCTACATTAACTGCCAATACTGATGGAGGTAGTGCATATCAAGTAGGAGACGTTCTTTCTGTTGGTGGACTTGAAATTGGTAGAGATTTAAAATTAACAGTTGCAGGAATTGGAAGTACAAATGCACTTATATTAGATAATGTTTTAGGAGAATTTACTACTAATAGTGCTCATCATTTGTTCTATGTTGATAGCAATGTCAGTATTGGTTTGACTGAAGTTAATGCTGCAAATAATGGACCTGGTAATGTTTATCCAACTAGTATAACTTCATTTAATAATGATTCTGATGGTTTACATATTAAAGTAAATCATACGAATCATGGAATGTATTTCAGCGATAATAGTGTTGAAATATTTGGAGTGGAATCTGATGTTGTCCCAACAAAATTAAATGTTGAATATTCTGCAGGTTCTTCTAGTGCTATTTCAGTTGAAGACAATTCAAGTTTTGCAACTTTTGAAGGAGTTCCAGTAGAAGCTACAAATTCAGGTTTCTTAAAGATTGGAAATGAAATTATTGAATATAATGCAACTTCGGGTTCTAATCTTATTGGCGGAACAATAACAAGAGGAGCAAATCAAGCATCATATCCAGTAGGTACTCTAGTTTATAAGTATGAATTATCGGGAGTTAATTTGCTTAGAATTAATAAAATTCACAATATGAATGATGTTACTGTTACTAATCCTATTGATTTAGATTCTTATTATGTAAAACTTGATATGGGAGAAATTTTTGGAACTCTTATAGGTGATCCTAGTGCTAGACCAAGAAATGTGGAAAGAGGAAGTGATAATTATCCGAAACTTTACATCAAAGACACAAAATCGGCAGGTGGATATCAAATCAGAGCATCTCAAAATATTCCATATGAAATAGTAACTCCAATGATTCATTCTCAAACTGTACAAGGTTCTACCATAAGTGCTAGTTTTAGATCAACAACAAGTACTGGAATTAGTGGAAATGAAATTCCATTTATTAATAATGGATTTGAACCAATTACATTAAATAAACCCAATTTTCTTTCAACTCCAAGAGCAGTATTTTCTAAAGTAAATGAAGATTTAAGACTTACTAACGTTCCAGGAAGTAAATCTATGACTCTTAGATTATTCCTCAATTCGGTTGACACTCGCGTAAGTCCAGTTATTGATGCTCAAAGAATGAATGTTATTCTATCAACAAATAGAATAAACAATCCTATAGAAAATTATATTACAGATTCCAGAGTAAATACTATTGATTCGGATCCTTCTGCGTTCCAATACATTTCTAGAGATTTTGTTTTAGAAAATTCTGCATCTTCTTTAAAAATTATTCTTAATGCATACATTAACACATTTTCTGATATTAGAGCATTCTACTGTGTTGAAAATGAACCATCATCCAATCCCATATTTAATCCCTTTCCTGGTTATTTAAATTTAAAATCAAATGGTAACATTATAGATCTTAAAAATAATAGCGGTCTTCCTGATACTCTTATACAAAAAACAAATAATTTAGATTTTAATAGTAGTAATCTTGAGTATAAAGAGTATACATTTACAATGGATAATTTAGAACCATTTAGATATTATAGAATTAAACTTGTATTATCTTCTACAAATCAAGTATATGTTCCTAGAGTTAAAGACCTTAGAGTTATTGCATTAGCATGATAGAATATCATGGGGTAGAGGGTCACTCAAATCTTTTGAGAGACCCTAACAATGACTCGATTGTAAATATTGATATGCTTGGTTATGAAAAATATGTTGCTCAAAGGGATGCAAAACAAAAAAAGAATCAAAAAGTACAGTCTATTGAGAAAGAAGTTGCTAGTATGAAAGAGGATATTGGTGAAATTAAAAAATTACTAAAGGAGTTACTAAATGAATCCAAATGATATTGAACTAAAAAATCTTACTAAAAGTTTTGAATACCATAAACTTGCATCTGAGATTGACAATTGCGATGATAAAGAAGAGTTGAGAAATTTAGCAAAATCATTCATTAAACTTTACTTTAAACAACAGGAAACAATGTTACTAATAGGGTTAAGTAAATAAGATAAATATAAACATAGGAAACTTGTGAATAAATGGCACAACCATCATCTAGACAGACTTTAATAGATTACTGTAAGAGGCAGTTAGGAGCTCCTGTATTAGAAATCAATGTTGCTGATGAGCAAATTGATGACTTAGTAGATGATGCCCTTCAATATTGGAATGAGAGACATTATGACGGTGTTGAAAAAATGTATCTTAAACATGCACTTACTCAAGAAGATGTTGATAGAGGGAAGGCAAGTGGAACAAGTGGGGTTGGCATAGTTACTACAAGTAACTCTTCAAATGTAGATGGATTAGGAACAGTTACTTCTAATTGGTATGAAAATTCAAACTTTATATCTGTTCCAAATTCTGTAATTGGAGTTGAAAAGGTATTTAAATTTGATAGTAGTACAATATCTAATGGAATGTTTAGTATTAAATATCAATTATTTTTAAATGACTTATATCAATTTAATTCGATTGATTTACTTCAATATTCTTTAGTTAAGACTTATCTAGAGGATATTGATTTTTTATTAACTACAGATAAGCAGATTAGATTTAATCAAAGACAGGATAGATTATATTTGGATATTGATTGGAACTCTCAGGTGGTTGGTGAGTATATTGTATTAGAATGTTGGAGATTATTAGATCCAAACGATTTTTCAAAAGTATGGAATGATTCTTTTGTTAAAAAATATTTAACTATGCTAATCAAAAAACAATGGGGTCAGAATCTTATCAAATTTCAGGGAGTTAAACTTCCTGGAGGAATAGAACTTAACGGTAGGCAAATTTATGATGATGCTATAAAAGAAATTGACGATTTAATGGAAAAAATGTCAAATACATATGAAATTCCACCTCTAGACATGATAGGTTGATATTATGGCATTAAATCCATTTTTTGTTCAGGGTACGAGTGGCGAACAAAGTTTAATTCAAGATTTAATAAACGAACAGTTAAGAATGTATGGTGTTGAGGTTTATTACCTCCCTCGTTCTTATCTGACTACAAATACGATTATTGAAGAGGTTATTCAATCATCATTTGAAGATGCATATCCTATTGAAGCATATGTACAAAATTATGAAGGATATGATGATAATACTACACTCCTATCTAAATTTGGTATACAGTCAACTCAAGAGATGACCTTTATCATCTCAAAAGAAAGATTTGAAAATTATATTACTCCTTTAACATCAGGTAAAGCAAATTTAAGATTAACATCTAGACCTAAAGAAGGTGACATAATCTATATGCCACTTGGTGATAGGATGTTTGAAATTAAATTTGTTGAGCATGAAAAACCATTCTATCAGTTACAAAAAAATTATGTTTATGAACTAAGATGCGAACTCTTCCGTTATGAAGATGAGGTTATTGATACAGGTGTAGAAGAGATTGATGATACTCTGGTTGGTAGTGATATTGACGGTATTTCAGAAACAGGTTCTTCTACAGTTCTTGGTGGTTCACTAACCATGACTTTGATAGGATCAGCATCAACTGCAACTGCAATTACTGGTTTAATTGATGGGGGTATTAGATCTATTACTGTAGGATCTCAAGGTGCATTTTATCCTGTCACCACAACAGTTGCCATATCTTCAGCACCTTCAAGTGGAGTAACAGGTATTGCTACTGCTGTAATTGATAGAGACTCAATTAGTAAAGTTAATATTATAGATCCAGGTGCTGGTTATGTAGTAACACCAGAAATATTATTCTTGAGTAATACTGGAATAGGAGCAACTGCTTCTGCAACTCTTGGTTCTGATTCCATAGGTATTGTTACTGTTACTAGTGGGGGTTCGGGATATACAACTACTCCAACAATTACCTTTACTGGAGATTCTACAGTATCAGCGGCCGCGACAGCAGTTGTTTCTGCTGCAGGGACTATTACTGCTATTCATATTACCGATACTGGCACTGGATATACTGTAGCACCAACCATTACAATAGGAGACCCTGGATCTTCAGATACAGGTACTTTTGTGTTTAATGAACTTGTCACCGGTTCTACAAGTGGAACAAAGGCAAGAGTTAGAACTTGGGATACTAATACTAACACACTTGAACTTGGTAATGTTACCGGAACCTTTAGAGTTGGAGAGACTATTGTAGGATCTACATCTTCCGCAACTCATACTATATTTTCAATCGATAATGATCCAGCAGATGATGGATTCTCACAAAATACAATTTTAGAGTCTCAAGCAGATGGAATACTCGACTTTACGGAAAGAAATCCTTTTGGTATTCCTTAACTAAATATTATCATAGTGAACAAAAATCATGTTTGAGTATTTTTACCACGAAATTTTAAGAAAGACTATCATATCATTTGGTACTCTTTTTAATAATATTAGTATTCAGAAGAAAGACGCTTCTGATACTGATTTTAGTGTGATGAAAATTCCTCTTGCATATGGTCCTACACAAAAATTTTTAGCAAGACTTGAACAATCTGGAGACTTGAATAAATCAACGGCAATTTCCTTACCCAGAATGTCGTTTGAGTTTACGGGATTAACTTATGACTCAGCACGTAAAGTTACTACAACTCAAAAAATTGCTGTAAAAGATCCAAATACTAAAAAGAAGGTAGATAAAGTTTTTACGCCAGTTCCATACAATATGCAATTTGAACTTAGCATTATGTCTAAGTTAAACGATGATGCCCTTCAGATTGTAGAACAAATTTTACCTTTTTTCCAACCCGCGTTTAATCTTAGTGTAGAACTAGTAGATCAAATTAAAGAAAAAAGGGATATTCCAATTATTTTGGAAAATATTACAATGCAAGATGATTATGAGGGAGATTATAGTACAAGAAGGGTTCTTCTTTATACTTTAAGATTTACTGCTAAGACGTATCTGTTCGGTCCTGTTACAAGAGTCGAACCAATCAAGCAAGCAACATTGTCTTACTATACTGATAATGCTGAGAAGAGAGATCTTGCTTATAGAGTTACACCTAGAGCAGTTAAAGACTATGATGATTCTGTAGTAACTAACCTTTCTGAAGATATTTTATTAAGCACTACTAGTATCACCGTAGATGATGCAAGCGGTATTACTGCCAACACATATCTT